AGTGACCATGGTGGCTGCACCAGCTGCATCCACTCGCAGATTGATCAAATCCATATTCATCGAGAACAATGACACTGCACCAGTGACCATCATTGTGACTTTGAACAATTCTGGCACTCTCAGAAACATTCAAAAGATGACATTGGCGGTCGGAGATAATTGGTCAATTGATGGTGTATTTGATGCCAATGGCAATGCCAAAACTATTGGTGTATCAGGCATTAGTGGATATTCAGGATATAGCGGATTTAGTGGAATTTCTGGATATAGTGGCACCAATGGTACGAATGGATTGTCTGGATACAGTGGATATTCTGGCTATTCAGGATCAGGCATTTCGGGTTATAGCGGTGCATCAGGTATTTCTGGATACAGTGGCTACTCTGGCACGATTGGATCCACCACGGGTTCTGGTGCAGTGGTATTGCAGACCACTCCAAGCATTACCACACCAGTGATCACTGGATATACAGAAACAGCTCCAGCCATTACCAATTCCAGCACAGCAGTCACATTGAGTCTGGCCAGCGGTACAGTGTTAAGCTACACATTGACTGGTAACTGTACGTTTACCATGCCAACTGCAACATCAGGCACATCGTTTATTTTAAAGTTAATTCAAGATGGCACAGGTTCACGCACAGCGACATTTACAGGGGTCAAGTGGCCTGGCGGTACAGCACCGACAATCACAACAACCGCTTCCACAGGTTTAGACATACTTTCATTTGTATGTATTAACTCTGTTTGGTATGGCACTTACGCACAGGCGTTTGCATAATGTTTGGCGCACCTAATTTCTTTTTCAGTGGGGCTAAAAAAGCAACCACTTATTATCGAGTTATTCAACAATTTAACTCGACAAGTAGTTGGACTGCTCCCGCTGGTGTCACTAGCGTTGATTATTTAGTTGTTGCTGGTGGTGGGGGTGGAGGAAGTGAAACACTTGCTGATAGAGCGGGTGGCGGCGGTGGCGCTGGTGGTTATCTTGCGGGTACATCATTAAGCGTATCTCCAGGTACTACATATACTGTAACAGTTGGCGCGGGCGGTGCTGGTGGTTCTAATACGTCTGGCGTACAAGGAACAAATTCTACTTTTGGCTCTCTAGTAAATGGTTCAACTGGTGCAGTAGGGGGTGGATATGGAGGTGGTGCAACCAATGGCAGAAATGGTGGCGCTGGTGGTTCTGGCGGTGGATCAAGTTACACAGGTGCATCGGCTGGTGCAGGAACATCAGGTCAGGGTAATAATGGTGGCGTAGGTGATGCCAATTTATTTTCTGGTGCTGGTGGTGGTGGTGCAAGCGCAGTTGGCCAAACTGTTACGGTTACTAGAATTGGTGGTAATGGTGGTAATGGCTCTGCATCAAGCATAAGTGGAAGTAGTGTTACTTATGCTGGAGGCGGTGGTGGAAGTGGTCAAACAACTGGAGGTACAGGTGGCACAGGAGGTGGTGGTAGTGGTAGCAATGATGCAATTGCTGGTTCAGCAGGTACGGCTAATACAGGTGGCGGTGGCGGTGGTGGACAATATACCACTCCTTTTCCTGGATATTCTGGCGGTTCTGGTATCGTTATCATTTCTTATTTAGTCCCATCCACAACAAGAACAGCAATATTTACTGGTTCTGGTTCATGGACTGCACCCACAGGCGTATCAAGTGTTAATTACTTGGTTGTGGCTGGAGGTGGTGGTGTAACAACTGCTGACTATAGACAGGGTGGCGGTGGTGGAGGTGGATTATTAGCTGGCAGTGGATTTAGTGTTACGCCAGGCAATACTTATACAATTACTGTTGGTGCTGGCGGGGCGCAAGGTAATAATGGTTCAAATTCAATCTTTTCATCAAATACCGCTTATGGTGGCGGATTAGGTGGTGGAAGTGGAACAGCTGGTAATAATGGTGGATCAGGTGGTGGCGGTGGTGGAAGCGCATCATCTGGTGGATCGGGTGGTTCTGCAAGCCCAAGTGGTCAGGGAAATGCGGGTGGTAGTGGAATAGGATATTCAGGTGGTTCTTATGGTGCGGGTGGTGGTGGTGGTGGTGCTGGTGCATCTGGTGGTAATGCGTCAGGTACAAGTTCTGGTAATGGCGGTAATGGTGCAACATCAAGCATCAGTGGAACTAGCACATATTACGCTGGAGGCGGTGGTGGAGGCGGTGGCACATCTAATTCTAGTGGCGGTTTAGGAGGAGGTGGTGCGGGTGCTTGTGGACCAGGTTTACCAACAACCCAAGTTTTAGGAACAAGTGGAACAGCCAACACAGGTGGTGGTGGTGGTGGAAGTAGTAACTATGGTACTAATCCATCTTCTCCACAAGCGTCTGGTGGATCAGGAATTGTGATAATCCAATGGTAAAAATCTATCAACTTTACGGCATAGACACTGCTTTTCAACTACTTAGACCAGGTGCTAAGTGGCAGATCAGCAACCGCAATATCACGCAATGGGAAGACCCAAGGCCATGCCCAACATGGGAAGAATTGGATGCAACAATGGAAAAGATTAAAGCCTTTGAAGACTCTATCAACACCATTTGGACTGACGAACAGATTAAAGAATTAGGGGGAAGATGATGTCACATTTTGCACAAATTGATTCAAACAACATAGTCACTCAAGTGATTGTGGTGGCAGATGCTGACACAGCTGATGCTCAAGGCAATCACATGGAATCTATTGGCATTGCATTTTGTCAAAGACTCATTGGTGGAAATTGGAAACAAACCAGTTACAACACGCATGGCGGTGTTCACACATTGGGTGGCACGCCTTTTCGTAAAAATTACGCTGGCCTTGGATACACCTATGACGCTAACAGAGATGCTTTTATACCTCCCAAGCCCTACGAATCTTGGGTCTTGAATGAATCCACTTGTTTGTGGGATTCACCAGTTCCTTATCCAACTGATGTAGGAACACCAGACGCACCTAAGCGTTATACTTGGAATGAAACAACCAAGGCTTGGGATTTAATAACATAAAGCAAACAACAAAACAATATGAATACAAAACAATGGGAGCAAATGCTCTTGATCAATGAGTTAAATTTTGCCAAGCAACATAATCCAGAATACTATCGATGGAAACTCACAAACAATTATGAACGTGCAGTTTTCCTAAAAAACGATCCAGTATTGCCAAGGGAGGCATCGAGGTATATTTGGGCCAATAAGAATCTATACGGCAAAAATATACTCGAAATCGGCTGCTCCACAGGATATGGCTGCCAATTTTTACCCAACGATATCAATTATCTGGGGCTGGATTATGACCCGATCATCATCGATGTAGCGCATGATCAGAATTGGGGCGATAACGTCAAATTCTCATGCACCGATATCAATCAAATGGAATTGGCCAAATTCGATACCATCATTGCATTTGAGGTGATCGAGCATTTGGACAATGGACTCGAGCTGGTGGAGCGATTAAAGCAGCATACCAAGCGATTGCTCATCACAGTGCCATGGAATGAGCCACCAGGCTTTTGGGGCGAACATCACAAATTGCATGGCCTCAATGAAACCAATTTCCGTGGCTTTGAATTCAACTACATTGATCAGCATGGTCGCATATCTGATTTGCCAGTGGCCATCAGCCAAGACAATCACTTCAATTTAATGATTGCGAGGTTTGATCGTGGATAGTGTACTTTGCAGCATTGGCACCAGAGGCCGATACGACACCACATTACCATTGGCATTGGCTGCTATCATCAATCAGACCAAACGGCCAGACAAAGTGGTCATCTTTGATGATAATGACAATCCAAGGGATGTCAGGAATGAGCTGATCTACCGAAATTTATTCCAAATGATGGACATTAAAGGCATCAAATGGGAGTGGCTATTTGCTGCCAAAAAGGGCACCCATTACAACCACCAGGCTGCCAACACCATGGGGTATAAATGGGTTTGGCGAATGGATGATGATGCCATACCAGAGTCTGATGTTTTGAGGTCATTGCTCAGTTTTGCCATTTTCAGCAATGCTGGTGCAGTCGGTGGCTCAATACTCACTCCACCATTGCTTTATCAAGATACCAGTCCAACTGGCAAAATTGAAAATATAAACAGCGAGCCAAACCCACAATGGCGAATCATCAACAGACGGCAGCAAGTCGAGCATTTGCATTGCTCATTCTTGTATCGAGCTGGAGTGCATGACTACAATTTGGGATTGTCTAGAGTGGCCCATCGAGAGGAAACATTATTTACTTATGGACTGCACAAAAAAGGATTTGGATTATTTGTCATTCCCGATGCCATCACTTGGCATTTGAAGAATCCAACTGGTGGGATCAGATCAGAGACTGATGCATCGATGTATGCCCATGACGAGCAGATATTCCAGAATTTCCTTAAGTATAAGGACAAGACCATTGTGGTGCTCAATTGTGGACTTGGCGATCATTTGGTTTTTAGGAAAGTGCTGCCAGATATCAAAAATCCAGTGGTGTTCAGCTGCTACCCTGAGGTGATACCAGGCGAATCGATTGCAGCTGCACAAAGCCTATTTGGCAATATCGATCAGTGGAATATCTATCTCAAAATGGCCCAGTGGAAATGGAATCAGCCACTCGAGGCAGCATTCAGGAAATTGTATTTATGATCATCATTTCCCCTTATTCCAAAAAACTGATGAATGGGAAACCCAATCCCAAAAATTACCCATATTGGCCAGAATTGATTGCCCAGATCAAAGAGCCAATCATCCAGATCGGCATCGAGGGCGAGCAGCCATTGGTCGAGGATTTTAGGCCAAATCTGCCCATGGCCGAATTGAGCAAATTGCTCAAACAATGCAGAACGTGGATTGCTTGTGATTCATTTTTTCAGCACTTGGCTTGGCTGGAAGGTAAGCCTGGCATTGTTTTATGGTCGGTTTCAGACCCATTGATCTTTGGCCACCCAGAAAATATCAATTTATTGAATGATCGAGCCAATTTGGCCAAAGATCAATTTCTCTGGTGGGAGGATCAGGTTTACCAAAAAGACGCATTCATCCATTCCAATGAGGTTATCAAAAGTCTAGAATTGCTCTAAAATTCAGCATATTTGGAGGGATTTGGGCATGGATGATACTGAGGCAAGACTGAATTCTCACGAAGCGGTTTGTGCCTTGAGGTATGAGCAGATCAATGCTAGGCTCAAGCGAATCGAGCAGATTATGATCACCAGTGCTGGCGTGGTCATTGTCAGCTGTGTTGGCACTATATTCACGTTTATTTTGACGCACAAATAATGGATCCAATCACAGTATTTGCAGCGTGTAAGGCTGCCCATGCTGGCATTCGGGAATGCATCGATTTATACCAAGACTTTAAAAAAGATGGCAAAGATGTTGGGGATATCGTCAACGACATTGGCAAGAATTTGGGAGCATTCTTCACCCATCAAGAGACACTCAAAGAAGCAGAAAAAGAAGAACGACTCAAGCCACTCGATAAAAAAACCAGCATCAACGAGGAGGCGATGAATCGGATCATGCGTCAAGAGCAGATCCAGCGCATGGAAACAGAATTGCGAGAAATGATCATATACCAGGTCGGAATGCCTGGTCTTTGGGAGAAATTCACGCAAATGCGTGAAATTGTCAGGAAAGAGCGAGAAAAGCTCGAGCGTGAACAAAAAAAGCCATTGAGATGGCTGCACTCAAAAGAAGGCAGTTCATCGACAAATGGCAAGTCAGGGCAGCGTTATGCGCTGGCATTTTGATATTGTTTTTGACATTTTGCGGTTTGATGTATGGCATTCATTTGGACTATCAGAAAAGTAAATATCATTTGGAGGATAAACCATGAGCTGGATTGAAAGTATTGCACCCACAGTGGCCAGCTGCCTTGGCGGGCCATTGGCTGGATTGGCCATCGAGGGAGTGTCCAAGGCACTTGGCATCGATGCCGATAAGGTTCAGGACACCATTAACAGTGGCAAAATGACTGCCGATCAGATTGCAGCATTACAGCTGGCCGAGACTAACCTCAAATCCAAAGCGCAAGAGCTGGGGCTGGATTTTGAGCAATTGGCCACAGCGGACAGAAAATCAGCTCGGGATATGCAGATCAACACCAAGAGCTGGATTCCACCATTGTTGTCCATTGGCGTGACAATTGGCTTTTTTGGCATTCTCTGGGGCTTGATGTATGGCCAAATCCAACACGCACCACAGATTGATATTATGCTCGGTTCATTGGGCACTGCATGGACTGGCATCATTGGGTTTTATTTTGGATCATCAGCATCGAGCCAAAATAAAGATCAACTACTTCATCAAAGCACACCCATCAAATGACACAACTCACACCACATTTCAGCCTGGAAGAATTGACATTTACCGATCACAGGGAATTTGACAATGTACCCAATGAATCTGAAACAAAAAATCTTGAGCGTTTGGCTCAATTTCTTGAAATGGTCAAGGAGCTGCTGGGCAACAAGCCGATCATGGTTAATTCAGCATTTCGGTCAAAACAAGTGAATGATGCTGTTGGATCAAAAGACTCAAGCCAGCATCGAGTGGGATGTGCAGCCGATTTGAGAGTGCCTGGCATGACTCCAGACGAGGTGGTCAAAGCCATTATTGCCAGCAGTTTGCCATTTGACCAGGTGATCAGGGAATTTGATCGATGGACTCATGTATCAGTGCCAAACGATCCAACTGGCCAGCCCAGACGGCAAGCATTGATTATTGATAAGTCTGGTACAAGACTTTATTCTTGAATCATTAAGAATACGACAAACCAAAAAATGGCTGAGATTGTAAAAATAATCCCAGCCATTCCAAGGCCAAAAACCCAAGCAAAAATATTGTACCAATCAAGGTTTTGCATAATTTAAAGATTATGTTTAACTAGATACCATTTTGCTTGATATTCCACCAAAGTCGATGGTGGGACAAACCCGAATCTTTTCCAAGTATTCATTACATTGGTAAATTCTGCTTTTATATACATGATTGGTTCTCCAAGTACCCAGCCAAATCCCTGGTATCCACAAACACTTTGATGCCATCTTTAAATGTTTTGAATGGCAAATCATCGGAGGATCGTTTGTTATACAAAGTACCGACTGGCACTTTTAATACCTCAGATGCCTCTTTGAGTGTCATTCGGACACCATACTTTTCAATCAGGTACTGATACATTGTTGATTTGATCTTTCAGAATTTGGTCAGTAAGGCCAGCAAGTAATCGTCTGGCCTCTTGAATGTCCAAAAGTGTGGGTTCATTTCTGAACAAAATCCACACTCCATTGTTGGCCAGCAGAGTGTGGAAATCATTCACATCAAGGGAATGGGATATCATTATCTTGTGCAGCTGGTTTGGCAATTCCAAAATCATCGAGAGCTGAGGCTTTTGATCCCAATGCATCACCCTTTTCTAGCATTTGAATGTTATTGAGCCAAAATGCTACACCATTATTTCCCGCTTGTGAATACGCATAGGCAGTGACCGAAACTCGGCCATAGTCACCCGATACAAAATCATTGGCTGCCATGATGGCATTGCCATGCGAATCCACAGTGCCAGGCTTTTCATTGGTCTTACAACGAATAAAATAACTACCCTTGTACTGATCACCCAATGGCGAGCCATCTTGCTTGGTTTCAGTGTCTCCATCACGCAATGGATTTCTCAAATTGGATGGATATTTGCCATTCCACTTTTTATCCAATGCATTCTTCATTGCGGTTTTGAGGCCAGCAATAGTGACAGTATCGGATTTGGGGATGATGAATTCAGTGCTGAATTCCTCTTTGCCAGACATTTCATTGACCTTGGGACTGGCCCAATTCAAATAAGAAAACCGACCCTTACCAGTAATAAATTTAGACATAGTTTTTTCCAGTTAAAAGTTAAAGAATACCGACTCATTTCTAAGTCAGTGAAAGCACTATAACATAATTTCTCAAAATTTCCCACAATTTCATAAAATTTAATATATACTGAGGATTCCTTAACTGTAAAACTGGATCAAAAATGCTATTTCCACACCAAATTACCTCGAGGGATTTCCTTTTGAGGCAAAAAAGAGCCATTCTGGCCGATGAGCCAAGGGTCGGCAAAACACTACCCACAGCAGCAGCAGCCATGCAGCATTTGCCAGCTCTCATTGTCTGCCCAGCCATTGTCAAAAATGTTTGGAAACAAGCATTTGAGGCCATGGATTTCAAGGGCGAGATCAGAGTGATCACTGGCAAAAAACAAGCAGCTGAGAGCCAATGCAATGGCATCACAATCATCAATTACGATGTGCTTGGATCATTGTGCGAAATTGGCAAATATGAGACATTGGTGCTCGATGAAAGCCACAGGATCAAGTCACCCAAGGCCATCAGGACTATTGCAGCATTTAAGCTGATGAAACGAATTCCCAGAGTTTATGCACTATCAGGAACACCAATCCCAAACCGACCCATCGAGTTATGGCCACTCTTGCATGGCTTGGGCATTTACCGCGGTGGCTGGTACGATTTTGGACTCAGGTATGCCAAATTATGGAATGCACCATGGGGCTTGGATACGTCTGGGGCATCAAATCTGCCAGAGCTGAGAGCCATGGTGCAGCCACATTGCCTGAGACGCACCAAGGCCGAAATATTCACGAATTATCAGCAGCCAGTGACTTCATTGATCACGTTTGATTTGCCAGTCGATAAGCGTGAGCAGCAATTTGACATCGATGCGCTGATTGCACATCCAAACCCCATGCTGGCATTTGAGGGATTGTCATCGGTCATGCTGGAATCGGCCATGCGAAAAGTCAAGCCATCGGCAGAATTCATCGAGGCCAAGCTGGCCGATGAGCCAGTGATTGTGTTTGCCCACCACAAAGAGGTGGTGCATCAGCTGGCCGAACTACTGAAAGCCCATCATCCAGTGGTGATCACTGGAGACACACCAGCTGCTG